AGGAGTACCTCGACACCATGGTCGAGAAGAAATTGATTACGAATTACGAGAATAACAGTACGACCGAGCAGGTTAATTTCTCGGTATACGGGTACACCGGGACCACCCCCTTCAAAGATTTCAAGATGGAGAAGGTGTTCCATACGACCAATATGCACCTGTTTCATCCGACCAAGGGTATAAGGAAGTACGCCAGCGCCGAGGAAATCCTGGTGGATTTCTTGGAGATCCGGATCGAGTACTACAAGAAACGCAAAGAGTACCTCGTCAAAACCCTGACCGAAGACCTTTCGGTTCTGCAAAACAAAGCGCGGTTCATCCAGATGGTCATTGATGGATCTTTGACGATATTCAAACGGAACAGGAGTGATATCGAGCGCGATCTAAAAAGTCTCAAGTTTGATGGACCTTCGTACGATTACCTGTTCAATATCAAGACGTACCAGTACACTTCTGAACACATCGATAAACTGAACAGTGACGTCAAAGTGGCCAAGGAAACGTTGGAAAGCGTACATAGTACGACAACCTTGAAGATGTGGAAGAGTGACCTATTAAAAATGTCGTCAACAACTAAATAAATGGAGCTTTCTCCAGTTTTGTCAATGTACAAGAGGTACAGCAAGTACACCACTCAAACACACACGTGTCGACCTGAAACTCCAGCTGATTTTGGTCAGCTGGTCGAGATGGAAATCCCGCGGTACGGTGATTTCATCAAGACGATATTTGTCAAGATGACGTTGCCACCTTCTCCTCCTAATTCTTTAAGTAACAATCCTTCACTTTTTAAAGGTTATACAGGTTCACCAGGATTGCATATTTTCGAGTACATAGATCTCGTCATAGGTGATAAAGTGATTGAGAGACTAGATGGGTACTCGATGTCTCTGTACTTTATGAAACATTACGGACCTATGTATAATGACGTATTTGATGAAACAATGGGTGGTAATCCGGAACAGCATTTTTGTTATACACCTTATCCATCTGGTAATTTAAATTTTAGACCTACACGAAATGGTAAGGGTGCCGGTAATAATGTATTCGTTGGTTTACCTAATAATGATACGAATCCGTTTACAAATACGATTGTATTTTATCCTCTACCTTTTTATTTTTTCAATAATCCTTCTTTAGCTTTACCTATATGTTTATTACACAAACAAGAAATAAAAATTAGGTTCAAATTTAGACTTTGGATAGACATGTTCGTATGTGCAGATAGTTCACTAGCTGTTCCTACTTTGGGATATATAGATACTTACGGTGCTGGTAAATATGAAGGATCGTACAATAATTATTATGGCCTTGATAGTGATGCTCGCGTGTATTACGAAACAAAAGAACCGTGGAAATCTTATAAACGACCTAGTTTAGTTGATTTTTCGCTTCCGGTCGAATTTGCTTATATTTCAGAAGATGACTATATTTTTTTAAATTCTAAACCATGTACGTACATAATAAACCAAACACAGCGTCAGTTAGTCGAAGTTGAATCAAATGTATTTAATGTAAATACTCGTTTAGAATTTATAAACCCTGTAAAATGTATAGATTTTTTCGTGAAATATAAAAGAAATAGAGGTTACGCATACATGAATTTGTACAATATGAAAATAAATTACGGTAGACTATTAAATGCTACGGCTCAGTTTCATCACATAGAGAGTATTCAACTTGAATTTGACGGTGAAACATTTTTATCAAATTCGATAGCAAATTATCAATTTTTAACGTATATTCAAAAATATAAACACAATCTCGGATTTTATAATGTTACACGATCCGACCTTTTTCAATCGTGGGGTGCATATAGTAAAGAAACTTTCTGGAAAGTACCAAATCCAGGTCAACTAATTTATAATGATAATGTTAACCCTGTATATAGTAAATCTGTATCAGGACCTTTTTATAGTTATAGTTTTGCACTTGATCCCCTTTCCGAAAAACCGTGTGGGTATATGAATTTCAGTACAATACGTAACGCCTTTATGAAAATAAATATGTTTTCTGATGTACAAACTTCATATTTGAGCACGGACGATCCAACATTGTATGGAAACTGTTTATCAGAAGCACGTACAGTGTATATTTACGCAAGCACGTTTAACATTTTGACTTTTGATCCCGTAAAAGGAACAGCTGCACTTAAGTTTCAAAACCCAACCTATACTTAAAAATGTAGAGTAACTTTAGTTAATAAGTAATGACAAGTGGTCGGTATACAAAGGTTGTTACGGGGTACGAAGATGTTTTTTTGACAGGTGAACCTCGCACGAGTTATTTTTTGATAAAGTATACCAAAAAGTTACACGAATATGAGACTTATATTATAGAAACGAATATTTTGGATCAAGTTAATTATGGAACTTTATTACGGATTATTATACCTGAAAAAGGTGATATTATAAAAGGTATAATTATAAAATTAATTGTCCCAACCGATTATATATCAGTGTACGCTTCGTATGCTATTATAGAGTATTGCGACCTCATCATAGGAGGACAACTTATTGAAAGACTTACAGGTGAATACATGAGTTTACTTCTTGACAAAAAATGTTCAACTGTTCAGCAGCAATCTATAGGAATATTCAGTACTACAATTAGTAACAAGAATTTAAAAAACGATGCAGGTTTCACTCAATTGTTTTTTGAAATTCCTTTTTATTTTTTTAACCAGTTGAATTTGGGAATACCTATATGTGCACTTTATAAACATAAAATAGAATTAAACGTAAAAATTAAAGAATGGACACTTCTCAAAGAAACTAATTTTTATATAAATGCTACTAGAGTCTCTAGTCTTATTACACCTGAATATTCAGATAATAAAAAAACTTATATAATTCCTATGAAAGTGTTTTCTACACTTATTGAATATATAAAAGTACCTGATGAAATTCGTGAACGTATCAAAAACAGTACAATGTCTTACATTATAACACAAACACAATTACAACTTGAAACAATTCCAAAGTACGTCGAGACATTTGACACGGGTCTCAAATTTATAAACCCTGTACATAATTTACTTTTTTATTTTAGAACAAAAAATAACATTTATCGTAAACAGTACGGTGGGTCATCTTCACGGTTAGATGATTTAAAGTATTGGGGTATAAGTGAAACTCCTCCTAACAGTTATGTCAATAGCATAAAAAACATCGTTATTACATATGGAAATCCTATGAGTAAATTGATAAATGGTACAGAATCAACTCAGACTTATTTATTACTTAATGTACCCTCACCTGGTTCACCTGATATTACTTTATCAAAAAGATATATTACTAATGAAAATGTTTCAGATTTACAACATATAATAAGTATAGAACTTAAATTCAACGGTGAAACGATTATAGATCCAGACAATTCAGGGAATTTTTTGATGATGAACCAAGTCCATAAACTTATGAATAAAGGTACTACCAATACCCCTATGATTTATACGGTACTAGGTGTCGTACCGGATTATTCACCTTGTTATTATTTTCACAGTTTCGCCGAAGATTTTAAAAGTGGAAATCCCGGTGGTCAAGTTAACTTTAGTCGTATACGTGACAAAGATTTACATATCAATCTGGTTCCGTCTCTATATGATAGAATACTTAGTATATATGCCCAGAGTAACAACGTTCTTAAAGTAAAAGATGGTATGGCTGGACTTATGTTTACCAGTCCTACGGCATATGATAACCATCTAAAATTGATGCCAAAATCTTGGTACTATAACTCTGTATATTTTTCAAATTTAACTACATATAAACCTGAATATTCTATATTTTCACCGGATTTACAGAAAAAACAAGGTACTCCTTATATTTACAAGTATTATCCTGATCGTATTTGGACATATGACGGTAGTTCATATAGTCAATCTTCGTACTTGAATTTCAAGTATATTGACACTCCTGATATTATAGTAGATGATAGTATAGAACCACCTTTAGTGTTATCTTAAAAAATAAAGTATAAAGATAAGTAATGCAAGGATCTCAGATTGGGTTACATGCATTTGGTCGTCAAGACCAGGAATTATTCGATAGTAAAAACCCTCATAAAATCGGTAACTTTAGTTTTGATCAGTGTACTCATTTCACGAAAGTTCATAGACACTATGACGCTTTAAGTAACGGATCAAACCGATGGCCTTTCGGTGACATGGTCGTATTCAAACTTAACCCTAAAACAACTGGTGATTTACTTGTGAATGCTCATCTCAAAGTTGAATTTTCAAACGTGTATAAACTCGTCGATTTTTCAGAAACGTATAATCCCAATATGACGTACTCGACATGCCCATACCTAGGTGTGAACATGATCGATACAATCGAGTTCAAAGTTAATGATCAACTTATTCAAAAACATGATATCTACACTTTAGTTGAACAGTTTGGAAACTTATCTCTAAATAGACTGGCTAGTTATGCACCTCTTACGAACGGTGATTTTCAATCAGCATTTGAAACCTATGAATATAATTTCATGTCAAAACTAGCGAATTTACCTTTCACGCCTTATTCAACATCGTATTTCGGATCAGCTGCAGATTTCCGTTTTTATAAATTCACAAATGAAGGGTTGAATTATTACACCGATCTTATGTTACATTTCTCCAATGATTATAAAGATGGTAAACCAGTGAATTATTTTCCTTTATGCGCCGTATATAATCAAGACGTATACTTATATATAAAGTTCAATAAACAGGAATGGTTCACCAACTCGCCATGGGACGTGACGGTTCCGAAAATAACCTTGGTCACTGAAGAGATTATTTTAGACCCTTACGAGAAACAGTATATATCACGTGTACCGTTCGACATGCCTATTACCATAACTGAACAACAAGTCAAACTTGATATAGACAATTCATGTGATGTGAAATCGGTGGTTGGTACCTCAACTAAAAACACTTCACCGAATTTCATAAAAGTCGAATTGGCTTCAGGTATGCCACTTAAGTATATAACCTGGGGACTTATAAAACGAGATTATACCTTAATTGATTTTAATATGTCTGGAAGCAACGGTCCTGAACAATTTAAAACGACCAAGTTTATGAACCGAGGTAATTTCAGTAGTCATGAAAATAAATGGTTTAACAGGTACAATACAATTGAACTCGATAAAAACTCGAATGCGTACATCCAAAACCAGATATTTGCTCCTCTTATTTCCGAGTGTTACATTTCGACTTCGAAATTGGATATAGGTGGGTTTGCAAAAAGTACGGATTACAAGGACCAGTACGGCGCTATGTTTTTTAGAGGGTTCCAAGCGGCTCGTAAAGAGGTGCCTTTTCCTTTACTCAATTTGTACCGCTACTGTTTTGATAAAGACGGGACTGATAAATTACCCAGTGGGTTTGAGAATTATACGATCATGGACAAGAGTGTCAAGCATACGTTGAATATCAACTTGATTGACAGCGATGTCATAAAAAACAACGTGTACGTTCTGTACGTATACAACACCGGTCTCAAGAACCTTCATTTTGAGGATGGGTTTGTCACGGTGACTTCTTATTCGTGAACAGTGAAGTCTTGTTGGTCTCGATATAATCATTAATATGGTTCTTGATACACCATCGTATGAAATTCAGTTGCGCTACGGTAGTTTGGTCCGGTGAGGTCCCACCGGGTACATCATAGTTGAACTTATCTGACCGACAGAACG